AGCCCTCGCCCTCCTCCTCGCGGTCCCGGCCGCCCCCGCCTTCGCCCAGGTGGTTTCCACCGCGCCGGCCGATGTGGCGCCTCCGCCGCTGACGCCCGAGGCCGCCGCCGCCGCCAGGAAGCGCGCCCTGGCTCAAAAGGTCTATGACCTGATCGGGACCACTACGCTGGCCCCCACCACCCGGGCGCTGGCGGCCTCGATCAGCGTGGAGGTGGCCCGCGCCGTCTCCAACAAGGATATCAAGCGCGCCAAAGCCATTATGGCGGCGGTGAATGATGGGCTGGAGGACATCTCCCCCCAGATCGCCGACGCCACTGTCACCTTGATGGTGCAGGATTTTACCGAGGATCAGCTCCAAGCCCTGGCGGACTTCTACACCTCGCCCGCAGGCCAAGCGGCGCTGAAAATCCTGCCGCGCATCTCCACCCAGGTCTCGACCATTTCTATGAAGCTGACGCCGCAGATGATGACCTCCATCCGCGATAATTACTGCGCCAAGGTGAAATGCACCTATCAGGAGGAGGACGCCTTCACCGACCTGGCCGAACGCCTCGCCGCCGCCCAGGCGCCCAAGGCCCCCAAAACCCCCACAGCCGCCGCCCCGCCCCCGCCCGCGCCGAATTCGCCGGAGGGAAAAGCGCTGGGGAAGTAGCGGGCTTACGCGAATGTGTGTTGCAGCCTGGGGTTGGGCCGTGCTGAGCTCTGTTTGGCTGTTCAGGAGCGACCCATGATCCGGTTTTCAAGCCTTGCTGTTGGTGTGATGGCCTACGCCCTTTGGGCTGGCGTGGCTTTAGCCGACACGCCGCCCACCGCCCCGGCCCCCGCCGTCGCGGCCCCGGTCCAGTCCGATCCTGAACGCCTGGCCTTGGCGCGTCAGATTTACGATGTGGTGGGCACGGCCAATATGCAGTCCATGACGAAGACGATGATCGCCAGTATGCAGGCGGCCACCACCAAGGCGGTCAGCGGGCCGGTCCGCGAGCGTCAGGAGGCGATGATGGACGCCGTCAGCGACGTCATCAGCGAGTTAATGCCTAAGGCGGTGGACGCCACGGTTATCGCCATGGCCGATAATTTCACCGTCGACCAGCTCAAGGACATTCTGGCGTTTTATCAGTCGCCCACCGGCAAGGCCATGTTCCAGAAAATGCCTGTAATTATGAGCCAGTCCATGCGCGTCATCGCGGCGGAGATGCCTGACGTGATGAAATCCATCGAACAAAGGTACTGTGCCAAGGTGACCTGCATGCCGTCGGAGCGGGAGGCCTTCGCCAAGCTCTCCCAGCAGATGCATCCGCCCGCCTGAGCCGAAATAGCGACATCCTGGCGCCTTCCGTCGGCCGTGCGGGCGCCGCACAACCTCCCCGCGCAGTGATCCGGGCCCAAGGCCTCCTTGACCAGACAAGGAGAGCCCCATGGGCAGAAAAAATCAGAAGCCTTTCAATCCCGCAGCCGGAATCCGTCCGCGACGGCCGGAGCTTGATCCGACCGAAAACGCGCGCCCTGAAACCTGGGGGGTGGCGCTGGCGCCGCTCAACCTGCCCGCCAACGCCGATGTGGCCGCCCGGACGGATGGCCGCGGCCGGGTTCAATACGCCCATCGGGTCGATGTGTTTGAGGCCCTGCACGCCCGGGGCGGCCTGAACGACGCCGAACTGGCCGCCGCCCGTCGGCTGGAGCAGGATATGGGCCAGCGCGCCGGCCTGTTCCGCCCCGAAGCCAGCCTGATCTATGTGGACGCCCAGGGGACCAGCGAGGGCGTGACCCAGAAGATAGTGGAGGCGGGGCGCCGGGTCGATCAGGCGCTCAGTCTCGTGGGGCCGCGTCAGGCGCTCTTGCTCCGCGCCCTGATCGAACCGGCGGTGACAAAGGGCGTCCTGACCGCATGGCGGACGGTGGTGGAACAAGAGACGCGAGAGACCAATCCCGTGGTGCAGTCCCCGCTCGTCCGCTCGGCGCTGGACAATCTGGCGCTCGGCTATCAGGCGCTTGACGCCCTTCCAAAAGGGAGACGGCGCCCGCCTGTGTAGAACCTGTGAAAAGAGAACAAAGCGACAACTTGTCCACTTTCGCTTAATCGAAGTCGTGGTACAAACGCCATGAGCACGGACTTCGCCCAGGGCCGAAACGCCGGCGCCGCCGAGGCTGCAGCCAACCTTTCCCTCCCCCCTGGAAGTGGGAAGGGCGGGGATGAAGGTGAGCCCCGCCGCCACACGATTTTCGACCTAATTCCTTACGCCACCCTTACAAGCATTGCGCCCTACCCAACGCCTCCCTTGCGAGGGCGGTGGCAGGGGGCGCTCACCTCATCGCGTCCCGGCCCGCCGGATCTCCACACTGAAGCCGCATGAGCCTTGACCCGAGGCCGGCGCGAGGCCGTGGGCGCGATACCCTTTGACCCGCCCATCCAGGAGGCCGAGATGACGAAGACGACACGGCGCGGCGATGTGCTGCGCAAGTCCGCCGGCTATCGACCGGATTACTGCGAAGCGGTCGTGGCCGTCATGGGGCGCGGCCATAGCCTGATGGGGTTCGCGGGCGAGATCGGCGTGGCTCGGTCGACCCTGACGAACTGGATCAAAGCCCATCCGGAGTTTGCCGAAGCCGTAGAGCGGGGCAAGGCGGCGCGGACCCGGGCGCTGGAGGCCGAGTTCCTCACCGCCGGCACGGGCGCCAAGGTAGCCGCCCAGGTCTTCGCCCTGAAAAACGCCGCGCCCGAAGACTGGAACGAACGCCCCGGCGGGGACCGCAAGGCTGAGACCGCTGTAGTGGAGATGCCGGCCAATGGGCGCGATACGGCGGCGGGTGAGGCGGATGGGCAGGGAGGACACGGCTAATGCCCAAACCTCGCCGTCGCATCCGGCCCCAGCCCGGCGCCCAGACGCGCTTCCTCTCCAGCCCGGCCGATATCGCCATCTATGGCGGGGCGGCGGGGGGCGGGAAGACCTGGGCTCTGTTGCTGGAGCCGCTGCGCCACATGATGCGCCCAGACTTCGGCGCCGTCATCTTCCGCCGCACCACGGTGCAGGTGCTGAACGAAGGCGGGCTATGGGATGAGAGCGAGCGGCTCTATCCCCTGCTGGGCGGCGAAGGCCTGGTCTCGCGGTTAAGCTGGCGCTTTCCCAGCGGGGCGAGCGTGACCTTCGCCCATCTGGAGCACGACAAGACGGTCTATGACTGGCAGGGCGCGCAAATCCCCCTGATCGGGTTTGATGAGCTGACGCATTTCACCAAGAAGCAGTTCTGGTATCTGGTCAGCCGCAACCGCTCGCTCTGCGGCGTGCGCCCCTATATCCGCGCCACCTGCAATCCGGACGCCGATAGCTGGGTGGCCGAGTTCATTAGCTGGTGGCTCGATCCCAAGAGCGGCCTGCCCAGGTCCGAGCGGGCCGGGGTGATGCGCTGGTTCGTGCGGCTGGAGGATGAGCTGATCTGGGCCGATGACCCTGAGACGCTCGCCGCCGCCCACCCTGACCTGCCGCCAAAGTCCGTTACCTTCGTCCCGGCCCGCCTATCCGACAACGCCGCCCTCATGGCCGCCGATCCGGGCTATCTCGCCAATCTCCTGGCCCTGCCGGGGCTGGAGCGGGCGAGGCTGTTGGACGGAAACTGGAAGATCCGCCCCGCCGGCGGGCTGTTGTTCCGGCGCGGCTGGTGCCGGCTGGCGGAGGCGGCGCCTGTTGGCTTGCGGATCATTCGCGGCTGGGACCTCGCGGCCACGCCCAAGACCGAACACAACGACCCGGATTGGACCGCCGGAACCAAGATCGGCCGCGACGCGGCCGGGCGCTATTACGTGCTGGACCATGTGCGCCTGCGCGACACGCCGGGCGAGGTGGCCCGGCTGATCACGAACACCGCCGCGCTGGATGGACCGGAGGTGGAAATCGCCCTGCCGCAGGACCCCGGCCAGGCCGGCAAGGCCCAGGCCCAGGCGCTGATCCGCGCGCTGGAGGGCTACGCCGTCCGGGCCACGCCGGAATCGGGCGACAAGGCCACCCGCTTTGGCCCCTTCTCCGCCCAGGCGGAGGCGGGCAATGTCCATGTCTTGCGCGGCGACTGGAACGAGGCCTGGTTCAACGCCCTGGAAGCCTTCCCCGAAGGCCGCCATGACGACGACGCCGACGCTACGTCCCGCGCCTTCAACAGTTTCTTAGGGGCGCTGAATAGCCAGGGTCTGCTGGATTTGATCCGGCGGGAGGCGCGCGTTGAAGTGGTAAGCTAGGCATTACACCTTGATCGTTGGCGGCTGATGGAGATATTTATGCGTATGGTAGAGGCCACATCTCACGTCGTGAAACCGAACCTTATCCGGTCGCTCCGCACCGTCGCCAGCACCGCTTTGCTCGGCGCTGTGGTGGCAGGCATGTTGTTCGGCTGGGCGCCTATCACGGGCGTGCATGAGATCGGCGCCGTGATCGGGGCGGGTCTCGGCGTGCTCGCCAACGCGAAGCATTTCGTCTGACGACACTGCTGGATTTCAACTGGATTGACGCCGGCACATTCTTCGCCGCTGTCCTCTACGCCACCTTTAAGCACCTTCGCACCATGCCGCGCAAAGGCGTTTTCGCCGCCGCGACGCGTAAGGATTTTCTGGATGGGACGGCGTTGTTTCCGCTGTTCATGCTGATCCTGTCTCTGTTTTCATCGCGCGTGACGGCGGACCTTCTGCACGCCAATAAGCTGATCCTGTCTGTCGCGGGCGTCGTCGCCCTGCTGGCGATCCTGGAAGATTGAAGCGCTTTTCCTTTCCCCTTGAAGGGAAAGGGCAGGGAAGGGTGTGGCGAGGTTTCAGCTTCGCACCCCGTCTCACGACTTGCCGCCGCCGCACCCCCAACCCCGACCCTTCCTCCTCAAGGGGAAGGGCGATGATATCGGAGTCTCCCCCATGCCCCCAACCGGCGGTCTTCGCACCTCCATGAGTTTTGGTCCCGTCCGGGCCGCGTTCCAGCCTGTGACTGGCGTCTTCTCCCCCGGCCTTCCGCTCAGCCCGCCCGACCCCCAGCCCGTAAGGGCGCTGGACTTCAATGTCGGGGTCAATACGGTCTGGACGCCCCGGGCCGACGCCCCGTTCGGGTTTGCCGAGCTGCGCGCCTTTTCCAATGTGGAGCCGGTGCGATTGGCCATTGAGACCTGCAAGGATCAGATCGAGCGGCTGGGCTGGGCCATCAAGCCACGCCGCGAAACGCAGAATGCTGCACCTGCGAACGCGCCCGATGCGCGGATTGCTGCACTGCAGCAATTCTTCTGCAAGCCCGATGGCGTCACTCCCTTCGCCACCTGGCTCAGGCTCGCCCTGGAGGATGTGCTGGCCCTGGACGCCCCAGCCTTTGAGCTGCGGCGGGACCGAACCGGCCGGCTGGTCGGCCTGGATGTCATCCCGGGCGACACCATCAAGCTCCTGGTGGATGAGACGGGGCGCAGGCCCAAGGCGCCGCTGCCGGCCTATCAGCAGGTGATCAAGGGCGTGGTCTGGGCCGATCTTTCGACCGAGGATCTGATCTATGCGCCGCGCAATCCCCGGCCCAATCGGTTGTATGGCTTTGGTCCGGTGGAGCAGATCATCGTTACGCTCAACACCGTCCTGCGCCGCCAGACGGCTCAGCTCGGCTATTTCACCGACGGCAATGTGCCCGCCGGCCTGCTGAACGTCCCTGCAGGCTGGGGACCGGACGCGATCCGCACCATGCAGGACGCCTGGGACGCGCGCATGACCGGCGACCCGACGGGCAAGTCCAAGCTGCAATGGGTGCCGGCGGAAACGCGCTATCAGCCGTTCAAGGATAGTCCGCTCAAGGATGATTTCGACGAATGGCTGGCGCGGATCGTCTGCTACGCTTTCGGCCTGCCGCCAACGCCCTTCATCAAGCAGATGAACCGCGCCACGGCCGATAACGACTCTGACCGCACGACGGCCGAGGGTGTGCAGCCCCGCGCCCTATGGTGGAAGCGCATAGCTGACGGCCTGCTCGCCACGGAGTTCAACGCGCCCGATCTGGAATGGAGCTGGCTCGACGCCGGCGATGTCGACCCGCTGGTTCAGGCCCAGATCGACGATCTCTGCCTCAAAAACGGCTCCGCCCTGATCGACGAAGTCCGCAGCCGCCGCGGCCTCCCTCCCATCCCCGGCGGCGACGTGGCGCGGGTCTATACGGCGACGGGGGCGGTTCCGTTGGAGTCGCCGCCAGATGGCGCGCCGCAATAGCGGCGCCGTGTCTAATTCGTATTGCTTATTTAATCCGCTCACCCCAGCCCCTCCCCTTTGTGGGCAGGGACGAACCAAGCGAGACCCCCATGCTGCTCTATACCGATATCACCAAGCTCGAACCCCTGCCGGACGGCTCCATCCGTGTGCATGGCGTGGCCTCCACCGGCGCGCGGGACATGGCCGGCGAGATTGTGCGGCCTGAGGCCATGAAGGCGGCCCTGCCGGCCTATCTGGCCTTCGGCGCTATCCGCGAAATGCATGAGCCCCGCGCCGCCGGGGCCGCCCTGTCCGCCGAGGTGGGGCCGGATGGGGCCACGCGGATCAGCGCCCACATTGTCGATCCCACCGCCGTCAAGAAGGTCAAGGCCGGCGTCTATAAGGGTCTGTCCATCGGCGGCAAGGTGCTGGCCCGCGACCCCATGGACGACAGCATCATCACCGCCATCCGCCTGGATGAGATCAGCCTGGTGGATCGCCCCTGCAACCCCGAAGCCGTCATCGACCTATGGAAGGCCCAGATGCTCAACAAACAAACCCTAAACGAAACCGCCGACGACGATCCGCCTGTCCTGGCGCCGGACCTGACCGACCCGTTCGATACCCGCTATCCGCTCAACACCCCCGAACAGATCCGCGCCGCCTGGGCCGCCGTCGCCGCCGGACACAACCGCGCCGGGCGAGGGGAGGGGGAGCTTGCGGCGCTGGAGGCTCGCATCATCACCGCCTGGAAAACCCATATTGATCCGAACGGCCCTCCGGCGATCCAGCCCCCGACGCAG